GTCATAATATTGCCTTTGTTACGTTACTATAGTTTATTATAGCACAACAACAATACTAAGTCAACCGTTATTTTTCCAATTAATCCCAAAGATTTTGATAGTACTTTCCAAAGAGTCTAAACCCTTCCTGCATCTTCTTTTGATTACCAGTGTCAAACAAATCGCCATCTAGTACTTTGCATTCAAATGCGTATATCATCTTGTCCATAATGTCATTCCAGCTCTTTTCAGTCAGCGTGGCTGGATATCCATGATTATTTTCTTTAAGTTGTTTAAGCATAGGAAGGATAATATGAGCTAAGGAATAATCCATGCTCCAAGTGTCCCACGGATCAATTCGCACTTTTATTTTTTGGGTGCGTCTATTAAACCATAACCAATTAAAAACATTGTACACTCTTTGTACGCCATCTTCAATAGCTTCTAGTACATGGTCTTCGTGATCATTACCTGACCAGTTGATATCTCTACGGATATGTGCATACTTCTTTTCCATGTGTCTTGTATGTATATTACATACAAGTGGGTTAGGGTAGTTGCTTATTTTTACTTTCATAGTGCCTCGCTTATAAGTCCGACTATAGCCATTGTAATTAATAATGCTATCCCGAGTACTGCCTTTATTTCGGACTTCTCATCGTTATCCATCTTCGTTTCCTGTTGGGTGTGTGTATGTAGTATACTATCATTGCAGAACGCAGTCAAGTAAAAGTGCAACTTTTCTGTTGCCAGGTAAGTTGCCAACCCCTACGTGCTTATTACTAAGCCGCTAATGCCATTTCTGGCGCTATATTTGCGTTTGCAATTATAAAGTTCGTTCGCGATAACCGTGCTTACATCCGGGCAACTCCACTCTTCTACTAATCCGCCTGTCGATCCTAGTTCGCCCCCATCATAAGCACACTAACTGTGCAATGTGTTTATGGTGGAGGCGTCGGGTACTGCCCCCGAGTCCAGCTCGTCGTTTGAATTGCTTCAACGTTACAATACTATTTATAACATAGTTATGCCGCTATGTCAAGTTCTTTTTTTACTTTTTCTTTAGTTTTTGAGTTTGGATTTTTAAGTGGTTCAAGCCAAGTGTCAGCAATGTATGCTCTAGGACTGGGTCCGAACAAGCTCGAAAGGTCGTCTGCTTCAATCCACCAATAGTGATCTGTTACAGGACATTGACAAGGCAAAGTTCGAAACTCAAATTGGTCTCCAGCTTGGTGCTTTCCAATATACTCTACTACTTTTACAACACGGCCGATGTTCTCTGGGCGTACTGAATACTTAATTTGGGCTAGATCGCCTTGTTTACATTTCATACTACTACTTATAGGTGTTATAGTAGCATTTTAACAGAAATGAACTAAGTAATAATCAAAAAGAAAGGACTTATGAAAGTACACAAAGCATTTGAAGCACACGAGCCAATAAAGAAGAAAACTAATCAATCAAGCAAGAAGCGTTCTTGTAAAATGAGTTCTATGAACAAGAGCAAGAAACGTAGTTTAAAATTTAATAAAGGACAAGGAAAATAATGGCCGGAGTTAAAGCAAGAGGGATTATCTCAGTAAATCAAAAACGATATCATAACGACAGAGAAGTAGTGCCAGCTAAATGGGTTAGTGCAAGAGGTGGCCGTGGGATTATGGTTGCCGCTTATAAAGATACACGCGACATGATATTTGATAGTAACGGAAAACCATTACCTTTTTCAAATATTTAAAGTTTATTGATTAAAATTATCTGGACGGTGTACAACACCAGCTATCATTCTTCCACGGTTATCAACCATTTCAAATTCAAGTTGCATTTTATTTTGGATATCAGTTATTTGTGCGGCATTAAATGCACTAACATGCACGAATACGTCTTGTCCACCTTCTGATGGAGTAATAAAACCGTATCCTTTTTTAGCATCAAACCACTTCAGTATGCCATGTATTCGTTCGCTCATAAGTTTAGTATTTCCTTTAATTAACAATGTAAGTATTGTTAAGTGTTTGCTTATAGTATATTTAGTGATTTGTAACCAAAAAAATAGCACGACCCGGATTAAAGGGCCGTGCTACATTTTATATGAACTACATTGAGTTCTTTTTTTCCTGAATTTCAGCTCTACGTGACTTAGTAAGTTTACCTAGATCGCCGAGTGCTTTTCTTGCTCTTGCGGCCGCGGCCTTCACACCTTTAGTTTCAAACGATTCGCTCTCTACTAAGTATGATTCCATTGCGGCTTTAATTGCTTCGTGATGTTGTGACATAATTATCTCCTATTGTGTTATAACACACTTTTATTTACTAGTCTTGCATTTAAGACGGTTTAAAAGTGGTTTAGAACTTATATTTGATTGATCCTAAAATTTGCTGTGTTTCTACATAGTCAGCACCAGTAAAAACGTTCACTCCGCCTTTATCATGGAAGAATAAACCAACTTCTAGACCATCTTGCTTATCAGCACGTTTGCTCGGATCGTATGACGCATACACATTATGAACAATGCCGTAATAGTTACCATCGTAACCTAAGTCATCATTCTCAGTTCTGTGTGCAGTAACATAAGTTGTTGGAGTAACATTGTACATTACACCCATATCAATTCTGTCATCACTTGCACGACCTGTGTCTTTGTCATCCCATAGCTCAACTCCCCATTGCATAGGAATATTCCAACGGCGGAGTGTTCCACCAATTGCATAACCTTCTTGCTTTGTGTCTGTTGTATAACTTGCTGAACCGGACGCTTTAGTATCAATCATCATGTATGATACATCAGCATAACCTAATAGGCTAACTGTTGCACTTGCATACAATGAGTCTTCGTTGTTATCATATCCTATAGTTGCTCCCCAAGGTTGTTCCTTAGATAGTCTATAAGCATCAAATTCAAATTCATTTTCTTTTTGAAAACCACCAAAGACTAGTACAGTCTTTTCATTGTGGTCAAGTCTTGAACTTGATTCAGTAATGATAATTGGTGCACCAATTTTGGAAGTCTTAGCAAATCCAATTCTTTGTGCATCTGTTTCACCTACATATAATCTTGCAAAGTCATTACCAAACCCTAATTGTTTTTCAACAAGAGTATTGTCTAATGTACTGTCTAATGCATAATCACTATCATATGTCATAGTTGCGCCTACCCAATTAATATTGAGTGCGTTTTCGCCTAGATCCTGATCAATACCCACTTGCAGTTCTGCACGTGAATCCCAACCTGAGTCATAAGTTTTGTCGTCATAAAAACCTTGTACTTCGCCATTGACATAAAGTCCTGACGGTAAGTTAGGCATGTTACTTTCAAGATTAGAAACTCTTTGTTCCATAGTCTTGGTATCATCTGCTAGTGCAGATGTTGTTAGCCCCATAAGAACGGCTAACGTGATCGCTACTTTTTTCATTAATTTCCTCATTATCGATAATAAATTAAGTTCATTGCAAACTTAACGACTTTATTTATGCACTCGAAGAGTGCGTGAGGATTAGTTGTGGTTTAAATGCGGACTAGATTGCACAGATTGCTAAACAATCTTGGCGTTCTTTTTTAAATCTACGTGCTACGCTGGCTTTGACTCCTGGTGTACTTCTTTTAAAATACACATCAACACGATCACGTTCGTTATAGATAGCGTTAATAAAGTCTACGTCTGTAGGATTTGGATTTGAAGCTCTTGCGGCTACTATTCCTTTACGTACAATACTACTACCCGGTCCATGCTGTACTGAGATTGACCATGCGGCATCTTGTAAACCATTACAATGACTGCCATCACAAATATCAACTCCTGTAGCCTTTTTAACTTTAGCAATTAGCTTGTCATGGTGTGTTGCTTGAATGAAATCGTGTTGACATTTTTTAAATTCAGCATCACCCTTTAAGTCTTTCCATTGCTGTTTGAATTTAGCTGTACCTGCTGAAGCGCCTGCGTTGCCGCCTGCGGCATCTAGTATTCCGTATATTCTAGGAAACTGTGAGTTCAGATAATTCATGTAGTTTTTAAATGTTCCTACCTTAGTTGCAATTTGGTATGTACCATAACTCCAACCACCTGTACTATCATTACCAATAGCACTTGGATTACCATTCGACTCGTATCGTTCACTAACTTTACCAAGGTCTGCTCTTGTACAATTACCCGGAGGTCCAGGTTCAAAGTCAGGACTAGCTACGTCAGCATTACCAGCTTGTGATACTGGTCCACCATCTAGTGAAGGAGCAATAGCACCACCACCTGGAGCACCACCTCTTGGAGGTTCTGGTTGATCAGCTGTAGGAGTCTCAATGTTCTCTGGAGCAATCTCAAGAACAAATCCTACTGTACCTTCATCATCAAGTGCTTCAACTTTTGGATTTCCATCTCCTGGATCGCCAATTACATCTGTACTACCTGTAACAATAATTGCTACATACGGAGCATCTGTTGCAACGTTATCTCCAAGCCTAGCTGTTAGTATGTTGTTAGTAATATCTATAGTTGACCCTGTGATGATCTTTCCTATATGTCCACAATCAGTTTCAACTAGATCGCCTAGTCTTGCTGTAGGTATATTGTTAGTAAACACATTTGGACTACCTGTAATAATAGTGCCGCCAACTCCTAAAGGCACAAGATGACTAGGATGATAACAAGTTCCATCTGTCCTGTCACCAATTCGTGCAATAGGCTGTCCCATTATGCAGACGCCTGTGGAAAGTGTTGATCAAGTAATGCTTTTGTACCGTGAATTCTATATAACTTTAAACCTTCACTCATGTAATCATACATAGCATCTCTGTATGGTAACTTCTTATCAACATTAAAGTTAACAACTCCGCCACCAGCTTTTACCATTAAGGTCTTTGCAGGTTTATTAACATTATCTTTCTTGTAATCAGGCAACGGTTCGTCAGCTGGAACATCACCAAGTAGCTTCTTAGCATTTAGTATCTTACCTTCAAGCTCTCCTAAAGATGCAAGTTGACTAATGTTTACTGTGTTCATGCCTCCAAGGCTAGTAAACAATCCGCTAATCTTAGTACTAGCACTTGCTACTGATAAGTTTGCTAACTTTAATTTGTCAGCTGTAGAGTTAACTATTGAATCTGGAATAAGGCTGGACATTGATGTTGGCATTACTGGAAGGTCTGCTGTTAGATCTGGTATACCATACCCTGGTAAACTTGCTTCTAAAACATCTGGAAATCTTTCAGCAATCAATGTTGGATCGCCGAACACTTCAGTTTCTACACCAGCAACACTTACTATCTGACTGTTTAATTTAGTATTAACATTGAAGTTAACAAGTTGGCTGTTAGCTCTTAGTTGTACTTTAGGTATATTAGGTATACTCATTATACTGACACCGTAATTGTTTCTGGGAATCGCTTATCTAATTGTGCAGTTGAAGCATACACTCTTGTAAGTTTTCCATTGTACTGTACATCTCTGAATGGTTTCTTCTTGTCAATGTTCCAATTAACAATTTGTCCATCTGATTGAATAGTTCTTGTTTGTGCAGGAGCATCACTTTTTATCTTCTGTTGAATCTCACCTGCATTACCACTTGGAATAAATGTAGCATTTTGCATTGCGGCTGTAACACCTTTACAGTTACCTGTCTTAACCACAGCAACCATAGTTGCCAACTCACTAGAGCATGTAGAAATGTTAGCAGATACTTCGTCACACGCTACTGCAATAGCTTCTCCAACGTCAGGTGCTTCGTCACCAAATATTTCGTTCGTCTTGTTTACTGATTCAGACACACCATTTAGATAGTTGTCTAGTGCAGTTTCAAGTTCTTCTCTTGCAACTGTATATGGTTGTGGATCAGGAGTGTCATCGCTATCTTCAATTGCGTTTAAGCGAGCAACAAGAGCATCAACTTGTTCTGACTTACTAGTTGCATCTTCTATCTGAACATTCATTTCAGATATCTTTTCAACTGCTTCGCCGGACGAATCAATTACATCTGTTAGCAATGAATTTACTTTAGTTTCAACTAGAGCGGCACTTTCAGCAACTTCAATGCTAGGTGCTAAAGAACCAATAGTTCCCATAACTGCACAAGCATCAGTTGCTGTCGCTAATGTTTTATCAACTGCTAGTTCAAGTTTTGCGGCTTTAGGTGCAACTGTGTCATCAACATATACTGCTTCGCCACCATCTGGAAATCTCTTATCTAATAGAGCTTGTTCTCCAGAGATTCTAGTTTCCTTGCCTAAGTATGTTACTATTTTAAATGGTGTAGCTTCAGGGTCGACATTGAAATTAACAATACCACCCCCGGTTTGAATACGTCTGTTTAACATTAAAATACTCCTTTATCAGTAGTATTTATCTTGTTACATTTTAAGAGCTGATGCTAATCCTGCGGGTGCTTTAACGATTGCTGATGTTTGCTTACTATATGACTCAGCAAATTGCTTTGCAGTTGGCACACATATTGAATATGCGGCATGTCTAATAGTGTACGATCTAGCAACTTCTGCTGTGAATAAGAACTGTTGTAGACCTAAGCCTTTTTCTGTAGCAATCAATGTTAAAGGATAGTGTAGTGTAAGGCTTTTATCATCTTCCGATTCAAACTTACCTACAAGTTCCTCACCTGATATTAGTTTGACTGTGACTACATCGCCAACTTTGTAAGATGTTTTAAGTAACATATATTATTCTCCAATTGATTTAAAGTGATCTTCTAATTGTACATAACCACCCAAGTACTTACCCTTAAAGATAATCTGTGGTGCAGTTCTTGGTGGTGGAAGTTTGTTAATTTCAAACTCTTCCATCAGTTGCTGAACTGGAATGTCTTTACCAATAATCATTTCTACAAACGGAATGTTCTTACGTTTAAGTAAAGTCTTTGCCATTACACAAAAACTACAGTTAGGCTTTGAATATACTATTGTTGTTTCGTTACTTGCTGTGTCCATTACAGTTTAAATCCTTTAATCGCCGCCGCATCTACATCTTGTTTAATTCCGCCAACAATATAAGATTCTACTTCTGTCTCTTGAGGAGCAACTTGTAAGCCTGAACTTGATAACCAATGTTGTGTCCACGGTAACGGGTTTTGTGTTGATGATGCATCAAAGATAGTTGAGTATCCTAATGCTTTAAGTCGTCTGTTAGCAATATACTCAACGTAGTCGCCAAGCAATCTTTCATTAAGACCAATAATTGATCCGTCTTTCATTAAATGCTTTGCCCATGCTTTCTCTTCTAGAACGCAAGTCTTCCACATTTCATAAACTTCAGTTTCGCACTCTTTAGCAATCTGTGCCATCTCTGGATCGTCATTGCCACGCATCCAATTTTTAATAACATGCGAGCTTAGTGCAAGGTGTTGACTTTCGTCACGAGCAATAAGACTAATAATCTTAGCACTACCTTCCATTTTCTTTAACTCACCAAATGCAAACGTACATGCAAAGCTAACATAAAAACGCAAGCCTTCAAGAATGTTTACATTCATCATTGCTAAGAACATCTTCTTCTTAACATCACGCATATTGCCTTCATCTCTGTGGACAAACGCATCTGCCGCGGCAGTAAATGCATCGTAATTCTTAGTTACACTAATTGCACGTTTAACAATCTCTTCGTCATCTAGAATGTGATCTAACACATCACTTGGATTAGGATAGATGTTTTTCATAATGTGTGTATAACTACGACTGTGAATTGTTTCAAAGAAGTCCCAAGTAATAATACACCCTTCTAGTTCAGGAATGGATACATGAGGCAAGAAAGCTAGACAAGGTCCACGTCCTTGAACACTATCAAGTAGTGTTTGGTATTTTAAATTAGCAGTAAAGATATGCTTTTCTTCTGGTCTAAAGTTTTGAAAGTCTGCACGATCTTTTTGCAAACTTACTTCTTCAGGACGCCAAAAGTAACCAAGCATTGTTTGATTAAGTTTGTCGAACACTGGAAAGCGAAACGTATCGTAACGCTGTGTGTTCATATCTTCGCCGAAGAACATGTGTTGCTTTGTGAAATCAACCTGCTCTCTATTAAATACTGTCTTTGCCATGTTTTCCTATTCCTCTAATAGCGTACAAGTATTGTACTTGATATCCGCTACGTTGTCAACCTTTTATTTATATGTTACAGGCTTCGCACTCTTCACCTTCGTCAACGACTTCAGCTTGTGCTAATCCTACCTGTGGTTCAAACCCAATTGGGCTATCTAATTTTACTGGCACATCATCTTCTAAATCACTTGGATCTGATTTAAAATCGTATGTGTTTTGATAGTAACTTGTCTTCCATCCTAGCTTGTATGTAGTCAATAAGTCTTGTACCATAACACTCATTGGAACTTCGTTGTTCTCAAAGTGTGTAGGGTTATAAGACCAGTTGCCACTAATAGCTTGATCAAAGAACTTTTGCATTACTGCAACAATATGAATGTAACCTTCGTTACTTGGCATATCCCATAGCAATGTGTAATGTTGTTTTAATGACTGATACTGTGGTACAATCTGCTTAAGAGGCCCTTTTTTGCTTTTCTTAATGGACAAGAATCCTCTAGGTGGCTCAATTCCGTTTGTTGCGTTCGACACAACGGAACTGCTCTCTGAAGGCATCTGTGCGGACAATGTGCTGTGCCGTAAACCGTGTGTGGTGATGTCCACTCTAAGAGCTTCCCAATCATATTTTAACTTGATATTGCATATCTCATCCAAGTCTCTTTTGTACGTATCAATAGGTAGTATACCTTCACTGTATTTAGTACGGTGGAAGTAATCACACTTGCCTTTTTCTTTAGCAAGATTATTTGATGCTGTTAACAAGTAGTATTGGAATGCTTCTGAAAGTTCATGTACTTTAGTTAATGCTTTCTTGTCACTATACTTAACTTGATTCTTAGCAAGGTAATGTGCAAGACCAATATAGCCTACACCTAAACTGCGTCTTGCTTTAGTGCTTTTCTCTGCGGCTAAAATTGGATACTTTTGGTAATCAATAATTTCGTCTAATGCTCTTACTGCTAAGTCACATAGTTCTTCTAAGTCATCTAAGTCCTTTAGTGTGCCTACATTAATAGCACTAAGAATACATAACGCAATTTCACCTTCTGGATCATCAATGTGCTGTAATGGCTTAGTTGGTAGTGTAATCTCTTGACATAAGTTACTCATGTAAACTGTGTCTTTGAACGAGCTGTGTGTGTTACAGTGATCAACATTCATAATATAAATGCGTCCTGTCTCAGCACGTTCTTTAATCATAGAACTAAACAGATCCATTGCTGAAATTGTCTTAGTACGTAATGACTTCTTACGCTCATATTTTGTATATAACTCAGCAAACTTGTCTTGGTCTGCATAAAATGCTTCATATAAGTCTGGCACATCATGTGGCGAGAACAACGTTATATCACCACCAGATAACAATCGTTCATACATCAATTTATTAATTTGAATTGAATAATCTAGTTTACGTACACGGTTATCTTCAGTACCCTTGTTATTCTTTAGAACAAGGATGTCTTCAATTTCGTAATGCCATAAAGGGAAGTGTGTAGTTGCACTTCCACCACGTACACCATTTTGTGTACAACAACGTACAGTTGCTTCGAACTTTTTAAGGAACGGAACTACACCAGTGTGTGCTACTTCGCCTCCCCTAATCTTACTGTTAACTGCTCTAATACGTCCTGCGTTGATTCCTATTCCTGCTCTTTGCGCCGTGTAGCGTCCAATAGCCATATCAGAACTAAAAATGGAATTAAGGGTATCGTCACTATCAACAAGTACACAACTAGCAAACTGTCTAAGAGGGGTGCGGACGCCTGCCATGACTGGCGTCGGGATATTGATTTTAAAAAGTGAAGTCGCATCGTAGTATCTCCTTACATATTGCATACGTGTAGCTTCTGGATACTCTGCAAACAGAGTGGCCGCAATCATCATATACATCATTTGAGGTGACTCGTAAATGTCTCCTGTTGACCTATCCTGTACAAGGTACTTGTCAACTACTTGACGTAATCCTGCATAGGTAAAGTTCTCATCACGCTTGTGCTTTATGTATTTGTTTAAAGTTTGTAATTCATCTTCTGTGTATTTTTCTAAAATATTAGCATCGTATACACCACGATCAATGTTTCGTCTAATTACATCATATAAAGATATTGGAGCATACTGTCCAAATGATTCCTTGTAGATAGGATACAGTAGTAACCTAGCCGCCGCAAACTGGTAATTAGGAGCTTCTAAACTAATTAGATCGTTTGCACTTTTAACTAAAATTTCTTGGATTTCGGCAGTACTCATTCCGTCATAGAATTGAATGTTACCTTTCATCTCAATCTGCGAGCTACTAACTCCATGTAGTCCTTCACACGCTTCTTCAACTACAAAATGTATCTTGTTGATATCTAGCGGAACACTTGACCCATTTCTCTTTTTGATTTGGATTCCCAAGCCATTTGACATTTTTTATTCTCCTAATCTTTTAATCTTTATTTCTAATGTAAGTGTATTTATGGTAACCTTGGCATTCGATATATGCGTTGTGACACGAATTCATCTGGTAAATTTGCCCTTTGGCAAACCTCGTCAAATTCATAACACAGTACATTGTTATCTACGAATACAGGATAAAATAATTCCTCACTTGTTCTATCAGTACTGATATGTATCTCAAAATTACTCTGAGAAAACCTATCTGTTAATTGTAAAGTATAACACACTCCGAGGCTATGTGTCAAGTCACAAAGTTTGTTTTGAGTAAGTAACTCCCATGGACCCTGAGGCCATGTCTTTTGATCCCAAGGATCAACACTTAAATTGCACTTCTCAGTTGCATTGTAATACTTTATTACATCTTTGAAAGGTGTCTTACTAGTTTCTAATTGTTTTCTAAAGCGGAACCAACTTGAAAGTTTATTCTCAAAATCTAATTCTTGCATTAATTAAGTTTTATACGAAACGTTAAACGATATTGATCCTGTATCACTAGTTGTCGTGTTCTTCATCTGAACCACAATAGTTTCACTTGTACCATTGCCATCTTCGTCCGCTAGTGCTGTTTGAAACTCTAAGTTAGGTCTATATGAATCAGTACCTAAGAACGTAAAGTCATCTGTTGTTTGTGTAGTACCGTCTGTTAAGTTAACAAAGATGTTTAGTACACCTTCTCTAATTGCGTTAACTGCTGTTGACTTATACACATAAGCAATTTGTACGTTCTTACTAACGTCACCACTGCATTTTAATACTCTAACAAATGTATTTTGTTGTTGAATTGGAATTCTGTAAGAGAAGTCATTCTTAAATACACCTGGTCCTTCTACTTCTGGAACATATGCATAACCTGAAATCAATGTTTGGTTATACGTTAAGTCAGCAGTTCTATCAAAAAAGTCACCTGTTGAACTGTTAGTTAATGCAGTACCGTCTGTGAATTTAATAATTGCAAATGAAGCATTAGCATTTGATCCGCCATTGTTACCTACACTAGTAAATGTGTTGTGCGAGCTTCTATTAAAGTTACCCTTGTTAACAAAGATACCATATTCGTCAATGTTGCTAAACTTAGAATTTGTAATTGAATTTTGTACTGGCCCAGTTAGTTGTCCTTGGCTACCAATGTTCGTACCTTGTCCAAACGCAACGCCTCTGTCAAGTGTATTAAATGTTACGTTGTCAAATAAGTTTTCTTTAATATCAAAGTCTGAAAAGACTCCGTATGTATGTCCGTCAACTGTAACGTCTTTGAACGTATTACTATTTGAACTTACTGCTGTTGATAAACTGTTTAATAAAATACCAGCTTGTGTAGAAACTGCGGCACCGCCTGCGGTCCAAGTACCTTTAATTTTAATATCAGTAAATGAACTATCTCTACAACTAACTAACTTAATACCTTCGTTAGCTGTTTGTTGTACTAATGAAAAGCCTGTTACTTGAATGTCCTGTGCTTGGTTGTTATAAGAACTAGTAGCGTCACTAGCATATACACCCGGAGTACTTGTACTGTTAACAGTTTCTAATATTGGAAATGCTCCAGACTGTGTAATAACTGTTCTTTCGGAACCTTCACCAACTAGTGTTGCATGTGGAGGAACTTTTAAACTATTTGTTATTAAGTAATTACCTGCTGGAAAATGTAATCTAATTCTACTTGCTACACTTCCTTTAGAAGCTGAGTTCAAATATAATTGATCAATAGCACGTTGTAATTTTAAAGTTTGATCTGTACCATCGGCAGTAGCATCAAATGCTAATACGTTTACATTTTCATCTAATCTTGCTTGTAATGTTCTAGTAACAGGTGTAGTTGTAGTTGCACCTGTTTGGATTGTATCATCGCCTGATTTATACTTATAAGTGTCTGCGAACGTAAACAGGTTATCGTGTTGTGTAATAACCTTTGTATTACCTACTGCTGGTGCTCCTTCTGATACAGAACCATTACCAATGTAAAGCTCACGTGTATCTACAGCCCAACCAAACTCACCACCAGCTAATTGTGGTATGCCGGTACCTGCATTTTTCTGTCCGCGTCTAACTTGTATACGGGAAATTTGTACAATCGCCACTATATTTCTCCTAATATTTGCTACAAGTATTTATCACTTCATAGTGTCATAGTACTTATACACTCGGTCCCACCACTTAGCTTCCCAGTCTGCAAACTCGTCTGGCCATAGGTCAAACTGCTGATATGTTAGGTCTCTACAGCATACAAACACATGGCCTTCTTTAATGTCGGTTCCGTGTATCTCGTTGTGTGCTAGTGCATAGGCTGTTAATTGTAGGAAGTAGTCTTCAATCCATTCTTTTTTCTTAGGCTTGTTAGATTGTTTAAAATCCATGATGCAGGGCTGGCCTTTGTATGTTCCTACGAGATCAGTTGTTCCTGCGTAGATTTGAGGGTGATAAAGCATCACTTCAGTACCCCATATAGCATCTACATCAACCATAGCATTGTCACGGATTTGTTCACCCATCTTATTTGCTTGTTGACTGTAAGGGTTACTGCCTGGTTGTGGCCATTCACCTGTTAGTATATAATCCTCTAAGAACTTGTGCATACGTGTGCCAACACTTGCGGCTTCAGTAACAATCTCTTGTGCTTTAGCTTCGCCTACTCTCTTACGCCAAGCTATCAAATGGGTCATGTCTTTAGTTTTACTAAGAATAGTTGTAACACTAGCAACGTGATTTCCATCTGGACAAGCATACAAACGCTTGCCTTCTACACTTTCTCTTTTTAATTCTTTATAATCGAATTTTTCTTTTATTAAACTCATTTAATTTCATCCTGTGGGTTAAATTCTTCGTCGGGCTTGAAGTACTCATATTCAAAGTCAACTACCCATGTACGCCTTGGCGCCTTACAAGGGTATACTCCGTGCCATACTTTGCCGTCCATAATAACTGTTCGCCCTGGGTAAGGAGCAAATTGATTATATTCTTGTGTAGTGTCTGGGTTTGGCATTAATGAATAAAGCATGCCATTGTCTGCAGACATACGTTCGCCTGCTGGTGCAGTATCATCCATAGCCATTACCATACTAATACATCCACTACCGTGATTGTGTATTACTTGATACCCACCGTCATCGTAATCAACGCACCAAGTTTTAACTACCTTTAAACTTTTAACAGGTATTCCATTGCGTCTGACCATAGTCATAACCCATGTCATTAACTCTTGGTAGTCAACAGTACCATCCATAGGCTTGTTGTCTTTCCATACAGGTAAGTTTGCAGGTGTTATGTCAAATTGATATCCGTTGAGTGTTGTTTTAATATTACTTTCGTCATCACCCCTAAGTGTTTGATCTTCAAACAACGGTAAGAACTTTTCGTAGAACGGGCATTTAACATCTACTATCCATTGATTAGATGCACTATAAAATATTCCTAAATCTACCATATGTTTAAGGTCCTTCCATTGCCTGCTATAATAGCACAACATGTTACGATATGCAAGATAATCCAGAATGTTCTAAGTGACAATGCTCGTTTTACATCTGTCTGTGTGAGAGGCAGAAACTCAGGCTTGTCTTCATCAGTTACTCCAATTGGCATACCAACTGTTCTAGCCCACATTTTTAGGTATCGTCTTTGTCCGCTCATATTTGTTTCACTTCAACTGGCTTTCTATATTCAATGTTAAGGGTAAACACAATACGGCTATCGTTTGATTTACTAGGCTGTGTTCTATGTGATAGCCATCCTGGAAATAATACAACATCGTTT